CCCCAGTAAAAAACATTACTGTTTTACTGAGGTCTCCCTTGCTCGATTGTTGTTCCCTTTTAATATAGCAAATTTTGATGGCAAAATCAAGATAAATGATTGCCGCAGCGGATACATTCATGATCGTACCCGCTTCCTTGATACTGTCCACAATATTGGCAGTTGTGGCAGTGTCTGCAAATAATTATCGGCGCCTCACTTGCGGTGCCGCACCACACACATTGATACGTCGCACACACCTTTGACTTGTGCTCAATCTGCCTGACAGTCATGATCACTTCGCCCATCTCCGCCATAGCATTCTTTTTCAGCCGCTTCTGGCTTGGGCGCGGCGGCTCTACCGTATTCCCCGTGTAGTATAAACCATGTCCACTTTCCATAATCTTACCTTTCCATATAGCATTCCATTACTGCCCGAATTGCCGCAACCAAACTCCAGTTTAAGTGTCTTCGTGCCGTTCACTTCTGTTGGTTTGCCCTTTACTAGTCCAAATAGTTCCAGTTCATTTGAAAAATCATACTTTACACTAGCAGTATCACCCTCCAGTCCAGCATTAAACACTTTGCGTCCTCCGTTACCGCCTATCCAACCAATTTTACGCAGTTCTGGCGGCGTAGTGTTCTCCACCATTTGTCCCAGCTGTTCAATTTTATCAAAACCAATCGCCAGATAAACAAACAGGTTCTTTATCTCTATCAAATCCCTTGGTAAAAATACCACCAGCGTATGTGCCTCCAGCCATCGGCACTGTGCATCCGCCAGCGACACGGTTTTACACTGGTAAGGATATTCCTGATTTCTACTACCAATCATAAGCGCGCCTCGTAATCATATACTTTAGTTCGCATAGCTTCATACTCAGGACTATTGTTCAGCAGCTTATCTCCCAGCGGTGCCTTGCCGGTACTGAGCATATCGATAATTACATATATTTTGCCGTTGTAGCCAGTATCTGTCGGCTGTGGCAACATTGCTTCATCTGCGACTAGTGCCTTACCGATACCCATGCCAGCTGCCACATCAGTGCTACTTTTAACTGCTGAATAATCCACCGCGTCGCCAACGGGTGCTTTCGCTGATAATAATATTCGGTAGGCTTGAGCGGTATTTGTAGTGATACCAGCTTTTGGATCGATGTAGCGGTCAAACAGTTCAAAGTTATCATTGATAATCTCCAGCTTGGTATTTAATACTGCCAATTTATGAGCTTCCACCGCCCACCATAAATATCTAAATGGTGCGCCGTCTTTACTACCAGCACTGCCGCCCATGCCAGGCATGCCAGTTACATAAATATAATCCTTGCCTTTTATTTGCCCAGTTCGATAACCCTTCTCTTGCCTGTCGCCGATCATACTAATATCTCCGTTCCCAGTAGCAAATTTAACCGCTCCAACTTAAAGCTCTGCGGCGGTGTGTCAAACGCTAATACCAACGCCATTAGCTCGCTCTCGCGCGTCCTCTCAGGAATGACTGGCTTCATATTAAGCCCGCCAATCCGAATCCTGCCGTTCTCCACCTTAATTGAATCGCTCTTGCCATACAGTCTGCGCCACATCTCATCAATTTGACTGCTCGATAATTTCACTGGCGTCAAGCCGTCAGCTGGCGCAAAAACCGCACGCACACCATTGACTCCGGCCACCATACACCACAAATCCAAATACGCCTCAACTATTTGTGCATAGTGAGGCATGAGCATGCGGATATATAGTACTGCCGACGATTGATTGCCTAGCGCTACATACTTGGCAACGTCGCCAGCTCGGAATCCTTCCGCCTTGTCTTCCGCTCCGACAGACAGGTCGCGCTCAGTCGCATCGTAGTAGCAGTGTCCGACGATTGAACCGCGAACTGGCACGACCTGCCTCAGCATTTTTATTTCTCCTTGAGCAACTTTATGATCGCACTAATCACAGGCATCAAACGGCTGATCCCAGCGGCTATTGCTGCCGAACCGCTTGAGAATATGAGAGACCCTGTCAGTGCGTCTAGGCTTCTCATGAACTCGGTAAACTGCGGAACGCCGTATAAACCAGTAAACGCTATCATCGTTCCTAAAAATCCCTGTAAAAGTGTCCTCATGGCTCGTCCATTTTTAGTTTCTGGACTGAATAATAATTTAATCTTTTCCATATTTCCTCCTATTATTTTTCCTCAGTGCCATACACACCGCGAGCTTCACGCTCAGCCTTACGGTTAGCTAGCCACATGATAGCCTCCTCGATTTTCGTAAGGGCTATACTGTTTTCGCGGCATGGTAATTCTCGGTTATAACTTGCCAGCTTTGCGTAGGCGACAGTCAGTAAATCTTCGATAGATACGCCATCGCGTTTGCCTTCGCTACTTGCAAATTTGATTCTCAAAACCTCTTCGTCATTGATACCCTGCGAATATTCGTCGGCTGGTACGCCGCACCTAAGAGTGTTGTGTAATTCGTTTAGTGCGTTATAGTTTGATTTATTCATGGTTTCTCTCCATTATTTATTAAAGTTTTTGAACAAATTGGTTAAAAATTCGATAATCTTATTGACGATTGCCTCCAGCGCCGACACTCGCTTTTCTAGGCTGTCGATTGGTTTATCACTCAGGTACAGCTTATCGATTGCCAGCGTGCCGCCATCCAGCACCATCAAGTCATCATCAACCAATTTCGTAACGTGAGTAACGCGAACCTTTGTTCCCATTGGCAATTTCTTTGCCAATTTACCAGTAGTTAGGTCAGTAACTTCGCACTCTGAACGTGTCCAGAAATCTTGGTCGGCAATATCCTTCAGATTCTTTTGCCATGCCGGCTTATCCTTATTTGGATCAGCTGGTGCTACTAATTCTGTCGCTGCAATACCGAACGGTTTATTGTTCTTAACTGCGTACTGCGATAGGTAGTATTTCTTGCCCTGCACCACTGTCTCCTTGGCGATATCGATAACAGTGCCTTTAGGAATTACATTACCAAACACTTCCATGGTTACCATATTGACGACACGCAGTCCTGCGGCTGGTGCGACAACCAGTTTTACATCTTCAATATCTCTTAGATTACGTACCCACTCGCTTCGTTTCAGCTCTTCCGCTTGGCGAGCCAGCTCTGCACGGCGTTGGTGTGCTTCCTGAGAATTATTTACATCAGCACGAATTTGGTCGATTGACCATCCCTTAGTAGCTTGTGTCAAATAGTGCCGCAATCCTTCTGGGTCAACTTCACGCCCCAAAATCGAGCGGAACACTTCGCGGATCTGCGTCTCGTTGACTGTCGGACGCGAACCACCGCCAGCATGATAGCGGTCAGCGATTGCACGGATACGGTTCTTGTCGATTGGTGAGCAACTAGTGTTGAACCATTCTTTATGCACGTAAATATTTAGGCGGCGGCCGTAGGCTTTCTCCATATCGTAATGGAATTCGCCCATCGTCTCATAATCACCATCGCTAAGGCGTGTATTACATTCATAACCGACTGTCGTAGCGTTACCTCTAGCATTACCAGCGTGCCAAGCGGCGTTTACAGCATCTACAATCCACGCCACCCTGCCCGCCTCACCGACAGTATGTGCTGAGGTGTTGCCATTAGCGCGGCACAGATAATTCACTATCGACATAAAGTCTGCGTTACTACCCCACCAGTGATACGTTACACCCTCTACAGCTCGCGCCATACCATACACTGCTGGTACTTGGCTTCCAGGCGTATAGTTCGGTGAGTTGAATTGTGTTAATTCTTGATATGCCATTTTTTCTACTCCTCCTTTAACATTTTCTTGATGAGCCGATAAACAAACTTGAAAATTGCCGCGAAAAGCAAGCCAACCACTGCACCGCTAAATGCACCTGCAAATATCGCCATAAAGAATAATTGCTCTAACATACTCATTTCGCTATCCTATCGATAATTACCATTTTTAGTATTGCCCCAGCCACAGCGGCGATGATAAACCAAACTATCCTTGCTTGGTTATCTTCTAGTTTGTCTAGCCTATCTTCATGATTTCCTACATCTTTTTCCAGCTTCACTAGCCGCTCTACTACCACCGTCAGATCCAGTCTGTCAATCTTTGCGCTGATTGATTCTATCTGGTTTCTGATGTTTTGTATGTCGGCATCCATCTTTCCCAATTTTTGCCACAGCTCCGCTTCGTTAGTATTATTTGCTGCTGCCATGCTTTGTCGGTCTCCTTTCTCTCACCCCAGGCCGCAACCAAATAAAAATATGCGTCCTGAAACGCATATACTTACCTACATTATACCACGGTTTTACCGTAAACATAATACATTTTTCATGGTTCTATACAATCAAAGAATATAAACGTTGCAACAATCCTTGCTTCAAAGGAATACGACAAAATTACAGAGTTGTCTGGCGCTTTAACTATACAAACTGGTTGGACGCAATTTATCGGCAGTAATACAGCTAACAATAAGCGGTTCGTAACGCCTATCGTGTTTCCAAAACAATATAAGAAAGTATGCTTTGTGAACTGCTCTTTCATCGGTTATAAGGGTGGCGCAGAGGCTAAAGATATTCATGACTTTACCACTACAGTAGGTGAAGGAAACTCAATTGAGCCTAATAACATAACAAATACGGGATGCGACTTAGTCGCGACTTCACGCGGTGGAATGGGTGCTGCGTGGCATGGTATTCTATGGGTGGCAGTCGGCATTATTTGACGTAGTCCATAGTAATACTCACTTCCGAAATGCCCCAAGCATAACTGCCAGAAACAGCAATATTCGTTTTATCAATAGAGGTAATACCAGCTTGGTGCGTGCCTTCAATATATGGCAATGCCTGTTTTATAGGATTACTTGATAATACGCCAGACAATCTCATATTGCCAGACCATGAAATCAACTCCCAAGCGTCAGTCAAACCAGCAATATCATGAGGTAGGCTTGAGGTATTGTACCCACCAGTCATATTAACCGTACCACGCACCACTTTACGAAAAACTGGGCGACCATCGATCCATTTTTTACCGGTATCCATTTCAGCAGATTTATAGGTTGTAAGGCTATCTGCTAATTTCTCTGGTTGTATAGAACCATCGCCTATACCTGTTCCATCATGAAAACTAGCGTCATTTGCCGCTAAAAGATTCATTTTTGCGGCCGTTAAAATTTCGCCCGGCACAAAGTTCAAGTTAACATACGCCATATCATCTCACCCTTTCTACTTGAAATGTCTCAAATCGCTCAATAATCATACCTTTGTCACTGTACTTCAGTTCGTAATCTGCCTGCTCTTTATTGGCACTTTGTTTTAGTGCCACTTCGCTTTCTAATTGTGCCCGCTCAAATGGGCTCATAGCAAACGAATTCACCAGCTCTGCTGGACTAGCCTCGCCTGGCTGCACTGGGTTTATCGTTCCCCGCTCAAATTTAGATAGCCGTGTATCGTTGCCAGTTAACGCTTCGTAACCGATCATCGGAAAACCTTCAGGTGTTTTATCAAGCCTCTCACGGGTCGTCAGAAATAGCCCCTGGTAGTCATAAATATCACGGTTGCCGCCTCGCCGCAGTGCGGTAATTGCTGAAAAGCCTTGAATTATCTTTGCCGGAAAACACTCAACCGCCACCACCAGATTAGTTTTCAGGCACCGCACGAAGTACACCTGGCTGTAGTGCTGAGCATAAAAATCTGCCATCTTCTCTAACTCAGCTTGGTCTTGTGTTTGCTTGGCTGTTTCACTATCCATTATTTCCTCCAATAAAAATACGACCGCTGCTCTGGTTGGTCGTATATACTGCTTACATTATACCACACTTAGTTTGCCAGCACATCTCCGCCATCCAGCGTTGACTTGTCCAGCTCAAACACGCTAACTTTCGGACGCTCCTCTACCTCCAAACTCTGCCGGAAGTTAGCATTCACGCCGCCTGCCAGCTCGTAGCTGGTAATAAAACAGTTGAAACTATCCGCCAGCTCATCAATCTGCAAGTCCACCGTGTCGCCAATTTGCAAATACGGCACAAAAAAGTTATCCAGTTTGAATTGCCTATTTGGATTTGAGTATAGAGTTACGATATTATTAGCAATCGCCCTCGCACCGCCAACATCCTGCACTAGATTATTTTCAATCTTCAACACCTCTGCACCAACACCAGTTGACGTGTCAGGATTGATACCGTACTGTTCAATGCTTGGCTCGCTCACGGCATTTTCGGTAATTATTTGCGTTACCTTTGCCGGTACGCCCCATAACTGGATACGGTTAATATATCCGTCCACGCTTGAATTATTGCGGAAGGTCATTTTATAAGTGCTGCCGAAGTTATATACCGACACCAGCTGCACGCTGATCGCGCCGCCAGTTCCGTCGGAACTCCGCGCACCAGAGTACATCGATGTACCAGAATTGCTGCTTGCGTGAATCGGTCTGTCCACGCTCACAGCGTAAAAGTCCCCGACACTATCCTGGAACTCAGCAAATATATCGATAGTCCCGCCAGCTCTTATTTTCGTCTGTTCACTACCCTGTTCCAGCTCCCACAACTTCTGAAATGCCTGCACTTTGAACGGCTTTGCTACCACCTGCGCCGAGTTTATCACTGGCGTTGACTTAATCTGTAAGTTAGTCAAATTAGAATAACTGAATGTATGAGCTGTCGGCTGCGTCTTTGCTAGGTGTGTCCTATTCCAGAACCGAATTATCCCCTGCTCGTCAACGAATACTAGTGCCGCTTCCGCTTCTGCTAATTCTTTCAATAAATCAGTCACGCTCTTGTCTTTTGGCGATAAGTAGCCAATTGCCACCTGCTGCGACCGGTCGATCTCGAACTGGTCGGTGCTGAATCCTTGCTCAATCAGCAAATCTCGCACAATCTCATGCGCAAATTTACCCACGAACGCTGGCAAATTAGAATATTTTGTATCCAGGTAGGTGATTGCGTCAAACGCCGTCAGCTCTACTGTCTGTTCCACAATATTCACCGTCGGCGTACCCACAAAGCCAACGAAATTCGTGATCATTTCGCCGTCATATCCAGTCAATATCTTTATCGGTCGCCCCGCCTTGATAAATTTGCCAATCACGGGGTCTTTTTCTGGCAAGAACCGCCCCGTCGTATTATTCAGCGTGATTGTCGCCTGAGCTGTGACGACGCCCCATGAGTAACTACTCACTTTTTTACTAATTTTGAAGTTCTTGACGTAACGACTCTCGTCCGTGTACACATACTTGTCGAAAAACGTCACCACATCGCCCGACCCTTTCAGAAAATCTCCGCCGTCCAGTGCTGAGGAATCCAAATTAAAGAATCGAGTGGTTGGATTTATCTGCTTACTCCACCCCAGCATCACCGCGAAGTCGGTTTGTTTACGCGGCGCGCTCACCTTGCTGATAAAATTAGCCGAAACTGCCTGCATTTACACCTCCCGAATTGTTACGGTTAGGCTCGTCATCAAGCTGCCGCCGCGAATATACTCGTCGGTGTCACAGTCTGTCATAATCCCGTCAAACTGAAGCACACCGTATTTTGATTGGTCGTTATAAAACCTCACCGTGCCAGCGGCATTAAAGATATCCTCAAAGAATCGAAACTGTGCTGGCGTTACCGCTGTAAATGTCATTTTGGCACGCTTTTTGGATGGAAAGCTATGCCTTTCAATACTGCCATTGATTGAAAGGTTGTCAGTCTTTACCACCACTGGCGAATCATCGTAACCGCTTGGATAAATTGGTATTTCTTGTCCATTTAATCGTATCATCGGAGAGCTCCTAACTGATCAAGCCGTAGTCCCTGCGCTTTCAATGCTCGATTGATTTGTTTAGCAATGTTCACTGCATCCTCCTCGCTAAATTTCTCGTCTCTAGTGGTCACATTCACGGTGATATTGACATCTCGCGAGCCAACACCATCACTTCGTCTATTGATTTGCGCTACCAAGCTCGCCATCTTACTTTCTGGCACGACCCATTCATTCTGTCCGCCGTCACCAGCATAGATAATCGAACCGCCGCCTTGCGGTGTAACGATACCACCGGTCGCCATTCGTGGAATATGTAAACTTGGAATATTGCCAATATGCACGCCTGGAATCTTATTGATAAGTCCAATTGCACCGTTAATCATGCCAATGAACCCGTTTGCCATCCTCTCGACCATGCTTAGTGCACCATTAACTGCACCATTAACTGCACCGCCAATAGCATTACCAACGAAGCTGCCCAGCCTTCCGAACATTCCAGTAATAGTATTCCACACACCGCCGAAGAATCCCGCCAGCCCGCCAAATATGCCAGTGATGGCGTTCCATGCTCCGCGGAAAATACTGCCGAACCATCCCGCCACGCCAGCAAATACACCGACGATACCATTCCACACGCCGCCAAACCAGCCAACAGCTGCGCTCCACACGCTCACGATAATATTCCATGCGCCGCTGAACACGCCGCCAAACCAGCCCACAACAGCCGAGAATATTATCACAATGCCATTCCAGACGTTAGCAAAGAATCCTACCACAGCATTCCAAACCGCTACGATAGCGTTCCATGCACCCTGGAATAGTCCGGAGAAGAATCCGACCACCGCATTAAACGCAGCAACAATCCCATTCCACGCTCCCTGGGCAGCGGCGACTACGCCATTCCAAAAGTCCGTCAGCCATTTCTTGACTGTGTCCCAGTTGGCGATAATTAGCGCCACCACACCAGCAACAATAGCCACAATAGCACCGATCGGACCCATTGCCATCAACCAAGAGGCAGCAATCCTCGCACCAGCCACTAACGCTTGTACGCCCATCATCACAAACGTCGCTACCGCCTTTGCGCCCATCACTACCGCACCAGCCGTCCATTTGCCGAAAGCTATAGCCCCTTGCGCACCCATAATCCCAGCGTGAATTACGGCTTTGCCGCTCATCAGCACAAAGTTTTTTATAGCTCCGGCGCTAGCGATAGCCGCGTTCTTGATCCATGAGCCAAAAGCTATAGCTCCCTGAACCGCCATCTTACCAGCGTTGACTGTCGCGGAAACAACAGTCTTCGCCAGGCTTTTAGCTATATCAGCCGCCATTCCTGCACCCTTAACTGCTGCATTTTTTGCCATCACAGCAAACGACTTAGCCGCCTCAATGCCAATCTGCACTAGCTTCGGCAACACGATTGTGCCGATGACAATACCCAGGTTGATCAGCAGTGTTTTATTGTCGTTAATCCATTTCGTGATAGCATTAAACACATCACCGGCAATCTTCTTTGCCTCTTCGAACTTTGTAATAAACCAGTCGGCTACAGCCTGTCCGAAATCACTCACAGCTTTCTTAGCATCATCAAAGAACTTACCGACACTCTCGGCGACATTCTTAACAGTATTACCAGCACTCTCCAAAAAGCTCTTTATGCTATTTATGGAATCGTTCCAGGTATTTTTAATCCACTCAGCAGCCTTGCCGAAGATATTAAACTTCATCTGGAGGAATACGAGAGCCGAAACTACGGCTGCGATAGCAACCGCCCATAACATCATTGGATTGCCAGTTAGTGCAACGCTCAGTATCTTAAAGGCACCGGCCGTACCCTCTATTCCTTTTTTATATTCATTAACCTGCTTAATCGCACCAGTTATGCCCGACCCAACCTTCATGATCGCCCAAGCACTCGCCAAAGACGTCAGTGCCGGCACTAGGTTGTTGATAATTGTGTCCGCAACCTTCTGCACCGTATCCTTATTCTCTTCCAGCCAATTTGTCGCATCCTCTACAGCTTTGCTGATTTTATCGAACACACCGCCAGCTTTGACTTGTCCAGTCGCTGCATCCACGCCGACAATTTTCATGCCCACGTTGGTAATTGTCTCCAGCAGGTTACTCATGCGACCGTTGAATGTACGAGATTGCTTAATTGCACCCTGAAAAGCCATGCCGCCCTCAGCACTCGCCATCTGGAGTGCCTTGCGTAGCACATCAGCCGTAACTTTACCCTTTGACAGGTCATCGCCAAAGGTTTTAATGGAGTGCCCCGCACCCATCGCTGCGATGATATATTTTTTGAATCCACCAGCACCTTGGTTGATGATCTGATACCAGTCTTGCGTCATCATTTTGCCAGTACCGATTGCCTGCGTAATTGGCAGTGCCAAGCCCTGCAAATCCGCACCTGTTGCGCCCGCTAAGTCGCCCAAGTTTCGCATCCAGCCCATCAAATCCTGGACTGCCACGCCGTTTGCCAAGAACATTTTGGCGGTCGCCTGGATGGATTTATTGTCAAACGCCGTCTCCTTCCCATACTGATACAGCGTTTTCATGACGACATTTGTCGCCTCTACTGTTCCAGTCAGCGATTCAAATGACGATCGCAGTGACTGCAATTCAGATGCGCTTTTTACGAACGACATCAATCCAAAGCTACCACCCACCGCCACCGCAGCGACGCGCTTCAGCGTCGATTCAATGAATCCGCCCGCTTGGCTAAAAGCGTCCTTCAAATTAGCAGCATTGCCGACTAGTTTCTTACCTACATTGCTGCTAAAATTTTTAACGCTCGCCTGAGCAGTCTTCAAGGCAGCCTGCAAGGCTGATACGTTTGCTCGAATTGTCAGAGTGAGTGTGCTGTTATTCATCTTCCGCCTTCTTTTTCCTAGCGGACGAAAAACAACAAAAAAATGCGGCTCAAAGTCCGCATATATTACCCATATTATATCACATCGTGGTATAATCCCTCCATAAGGAAAGGAAAAACAAACTGCCACCATGTTTAATCTATTTAAGAAGAAAGAAAAACTACCACTACTCGCCAGTGGCGAATATAACGGGACGTATAATCCCATAAAAGACAATGTTTTGTCAGCTGAGTTGGCGTTCAATCACAATGGCGTTGCTTTCTCGTTTAATAAAGGCATCAAAAAAGACATTGTGCGGAGTTTTGATTGGTCAGAAGTCGAGGGTTTTGACTTCAATTCAAAGAAAGAAGATAAAACCGTTGTTTTTCGTACAATACTATATTTGAAAGACGGACAAATCACTCTAATTAAGCCAATCGAAGAAAGCAACGTTCAATACGGTATTATCACCACGCTAGAACCTCACTATAAGAAAATACGCGAGTTTGTCGCCCAAAAAATAACATCATCAGAAGGAGTTCAAAAATGAAACATCGCAAAGGCGGTTTTATACATATTATTATTATCATAATTGTTGTAGTTGTTGGCATTGGTGTAATTGGAAGCATGGGATCGTCAGAAAAGGCAGTCAATCAAGCCAAAGAATCTGTTCAAAAAGCTGAATCTGACCCAAGCGACAGCAATATCAATAAAGCCAAGTCAGACATCAACAAACTACCAGAAGATAAACGTGGTCAGTTCTCTGAGCGCATTGCTAAATTAGAAAAAGCCAAGCAGGAAGAAAAAGAACGTGCTGACAAAGCCAGGAAAGAGGCTGAGGAGAAGAAAAAACAAGAGGAGGCAGCCGCTGCCGCAGCTAATCAACAACAAGCACAATCACAGCCTGCCGCTTCATCGGAGCTGAGTTTTAGCAACTGCAAAGAAGCACGTGCCGCTGGCTATAGTCACATACGCCGAGGCGAACCTGGATACGCACCACACCTTGATAGAGACGGCGACGGCATCGCCTGCGACAAGCACAGATAAAAGCAGAGGCAGCCTACTGCTGCCCCGCCTTATCAATCTGCTCCTTTTCGACTACCGCCTCAACTTGACGCCGTGCTAGGATAGCCGCAGTAAACTCTTCTGGCTGATCCATGTATTCATCGTACGTCCATCCATATTCCTTACAGATAAGCGCAATCTGAATCATCTTTGGTACTTCGCCAGAACCGTTGCGCAGCGCGCGGTCATATTTAATTGACCACGCCTCTATTCTTTTGGGAGCTCCTTATCCTTGCCGAAGACCTCCATAACCTTGTTGCTGATTGTCTCGTAGTCGTCGCCAAATTCGCTGTCCATCAGTGCCTCAAATGGTTGTTCGCGATTGCCGCAGTATTCCAGCAGCAACTTCTCAATCAGTTTGTCGCTCGCACCCATGACGTTGCCCAGGTCAACATCCACATCGCCGCCACTAGCTTCCATCTCCTTAGTGGACATGGTTTGACCTTCCAGCATTAGCCGTCGGTACATACTGCGGTCACGGTTGCGAATAAACCCGCGGATAACAGCATTACGTCCGTCTTTTAGCTCAATAAATAGTTCTCGATTACTCATTTATTTTCTCCTAGTACTCGTATTTATTAACCAATTCAGCTTCGATAGTCTTGCCGTCTGTGATATTCAGTAAGCCCTCAAAGTTGATCGTCTCAGTTGAAATGTCGCTCAGCCCGTAGCTCGGCTCACGGCTAGAAATTGCCACCTTGCTTATAGTAAACAGCAGGCTGGTTGGCGTAGTATTGCCGGCTTTATGATTCTTATCGATAAAACCAAACTGCATTGCCTGAGTTGTACCGTTCAGCATCATGCCTTTGTAGGTGTCGTCGGTGTACAGTTTCTCGATTGAGCCGCTAACCTCAAAGTCTTTGTTAAAGATTTCCTGAATGTCATCCTTAGAACTTGACGTCTGAACTGCCTCCAAGTTTTTCTTAATCTCCAGGCTAAAGCTCTTGACGTCCTGGAGTTCTGGCGCTGCCGCCAATCCAGCTGCGTCGGCTGCCATTTTCAGCAGCACGTCCTTTGGAATAAACTCTGTCTCTGTTGCGTCATACGCAATGGTAACGGACGATGGCGTTACGTCCTTGGATTTTTTCGACATCAAGCTTACTTCAATCTTCGGATAGTCGTCAGGTGTCCATGAAATCTTAAAGCTCTCAATCATAGCGTATGGGAACTGTCCGCAAAACACCGATTCCTTGATGGTGATAGTCGAGCTAATATGAGTATTCTCATTATTCAGCGAGAATAAGTGTTTTTTAGCTCCCGTATCGCCAGCAACAGGCGTCGTTGCGGCTTTTTGACCAAACACTAGCGCTAGCCAGTAATAAAGTCCCTTCGCCCACGTCTTGCCGCCGATTGAACCCTCGCCTTTGACGCTCATCACATCGACAGCGTTGTTTTTGGTGATGTTATTGTACGCCGATTCGTTAGTTTTCGTCTCTGGTGTGTCCTTAAAGCTAAAATCCAACTGCGGATAAAAATACGTCGGCATTTTAGCAGTGCCTCTGGTGTCTTCCAGCGCCAACCCCACGGCGGTCTTTCGACCTGTTACAATCTTTTTCTCTGCCATTATTCCTCTCCCTCCTTATTTTCGGCTTTGGCTTTTTTAACTGCTTCTTCAAAGCTTTCTGCTTCGACAGACACGCCGAACTCTGGCAGATAAAATGACTGCTTCGGTGCGGGTGCTGCTGGCTGATTATCTTTCTTCACGGTTAATCCCTTTCTTACGCGAAATCATCCAATGGGCAAAAGAAAATGCGACCAAGGCTGATCGCATATACTACCCGTATTATACCATGGCGCTTACATTTATCCAACCATGTCGCGAGTGCGCACCGTAAATCGTATTAAAGCTTCGTTAGTAAATACGCTGCCGCCCCGCTCGCTGACTACATACTCTATTTCCGTTTGGCTGCCCAGGTCGATTATTAACTCATCAGATTGATCGTCCTGGAACCGTCTCAGCACAGACAAAATCGTCTCAGGTAGTAATTTATTCTTACTATCTCGCCCGCAAATCATCTTTACCAGTGTCATGTGACTTCCGCTACGTTTTGCCGTGCTATTAAAATCCCTAGTAAGGTCATATGCCACGTTGATTAACACTGTCGAGTGAGTTTCGATTGAATGCGAGGCATCATCAATGACACTCTGCCGCTCGTAACTAATAAAGCACATCGGCAAGCTTGATTTATCCACCACCATTGGGTCACCAAGGTAGTATTTATTTCTCAGCTCTTTCGGGCCGTGCTCGTTCAGCAGATTGCGTAGCTTTGCTAAAATCGGGTCTTCATATTGCATTATCGTTCTCCTTCAGCTTCTAAATAAACTTGTAATCGCTGGCGAATGTACCGCGCTTGCGGCTCGGTCATGCCCCACATCTTACGAGCTGGCATGTTTTTCGTGCCCATCTGATGATATTTGAAATAACGCGTTGGGTTTTTAATCACCGCTTTATCGCTGTATATTTCCGCCTTAAAGCCATCCTTCATTTTGCCTGTCCTATTTAGTAGCGGCCACGGATAATTTCGCTTACGTTTACGCCACTGCGCACCAAAAACTGCACCACGTTTACCGCTAAAGTTCTTGGAGATCTCATCCAACATAAAGTTAGCCGCCTCCTGCAACGGTATCCGCAAACTGCTAGCACGTTTCCATCGATTTAGCAGCACCTGATTAAACTGCTTCAGCTCCTCGCCATCAACGGTGATAGAAACTGGCACTTTCTGCCCATTCATCTACCAACACCGCCAATCCAGCGAATCTTCGCTACTGATATGCGGCTTTTTCGCAAATAAATCACCGTCATCTCGCGCTGTAAAGCCTTGAGCATTCCTTGCTTGCGCCCCACCACAGACAGCAGCGATCAAGGCACTCAGTTTTTCGTTCGCCAGCTCCAGCTTCTTGTAACCGTCCTTGCTCGTGTTCTCGATGTCTTCATTAAAGCCGTAATCCCGCACCAGCAGCATACCAGCAGCCATCAGCCGTTGAATATAGCGCAGCGTCGGCTTATATTCTTCAACCCAGGCGGCGTCACACGGAATCTTTGATATAATCTCGCTCAGCGCTTCAGCTCGCACTTTCTCGACGTATTCAGGCTCTACGCTAGAACTAGCAAAGCGTACTGACACCTCCTGCCCAGAAACAACCGACTTTTCCAGTGTAATCAACGCATTAGTGGTATCTACTTCGGTTACTTTGACTAGCTTATTGTCCACCAGCACTCGCACATCTTTTACGTCAACTGCATCGTCGCCATTGATGTCAGCCAAGATATAGTCTCCTAGCGAAATAACCGAACTATTAACGTCGTTAAACTCCAGTAACTGGCGGTGATACAGTCCCGCTTCCTGTAATATATCTTTGATAGGTTGATTTATCTCGTGCTTCATATTGTTTCTCCTAATCCTCAGACGAAGGCGGGCGAACCATCCCCCACCTCAAGTCTGTCGACTAAGCGCCTTTCATTCCGATAATGAACTGCATTGCCTGGTAGGCTGCGTCGTAACGACCGCGTAAGCCCCAGCTAAAGATATCAGTCTCGAACGCCTTGTCGCTGTTCAGGTCGTTTTTCGCAACCGGTGCGCCGACCTTGATACGTTCAGCGATTGTCAACGGACACATGCCTTCCTTGGCTGCTACCAAGAACGTCGCCTTGCCAGCGATGCGCGGGTCAACGATCAGTTCAACACGCTTGTAGTTCGGGTTGCTCTGACCATTATCCAAACGCTCGCGGAGCAAGATTTTCTCAGCTTCCTCGCGGTTTTCCAAACCAACGATCAAGTGGGTTGGAATTGGGTTGATAAAGTCGCCATCAGCATCTTTCATACCGACCAACGCATCAAAAGCCTTACTAAATGTTGCGGCACTGAATGCGCCAGTAATCAAGTTGCCACGATCAGCGTGGAAGAATGGCTTACCGTCGCTCAAGTTAGCTGTAAAGCCAACAGGAAGTGCTGCCACAGCCAATGCGCCATAGTGGCGGCCACTCTTAGTAGTCATCACGCGGGTTTGGTTTGGAATCTGGCCGAGGTCATCATCTTCAATCTTTTCACGTTCAACGTCCAGAGTTGACTCCCACTTTCGTGGAGCAATCGTGTGTACAGTGTTGTCAGCTACGCCGTGTTTGCGCTCTGACTTGAACTCGCGCATACCAGGCACGCTGTTGAGTGTCACGATGTTGTTGACTGCACCCGTCACTTTTGTGATGTCGTACAAAATACCCAACAGAGGGTCTTTGTATTCTTTTTTAGTCGTCTTGTATACCGTTTTAATGGCGGTATCAAGCTTTTGTAGCATTGCTTTTAAGTCCATCTTATATTCCTTTCTTAGCTCAGGCGAACGCCTACAGTTTTATTGTCAATAACTTCAACAATCTGTCCGATTGCCGGTGCGGTGCCACTGACGGTTGTTGTTACTTTGTCGGGTGTAGCGATGGCAACAGCCTTGCCTAAATCAGCAGCCGCTACTGCGTCGATTGCCAGCTGGAACACTCCAGTTCGATAAACTCGCACCTCATTCTTGATTAGTCCGCCAGTGCTCTCCATGGCGACACCTAAGAATGGCTTTACTCCAGCTTCTGCCGCCTTAGCGTTACCGCTAGCGTCAACAGTAACTAGTTGTCCGCGATTGATCACGTTGCTACCAAATGGAGCCGAAATCAAATCGCCGTCTTGTCGTAGAAATGTCATTATTGATTCTCCTTCTCACGCTTTACTTCTTTATAATCTTCTTCATTCAGTCCGAACCGCTCGATGTCTGCTTTATCGGAGTCGTCCAGCTGAACTTCATTACCATTTCCATTACCGCCTTCACCGCCATCTTCGCTCAATAGCCGCATTGCCGGCATTGCCGCAAAGAGTTCCGATAATAGCACATCAACAGATTTGGTTTTCTTGTCAGATAACTGCACCTTGGTGTCTTTGGCGGCGCAGAGTGCCAAATAGCTCTCTTTTTGAGCTGGAACGAGCTTCCCCTCAGAAAGCAGCTTCTCATATTCAGCCTCAGCCTGCTTCTCTGATAGCTCACGCTTTTGCTTTGCTAACTCAGCCTTTTCCCGAGCCAACTCAGCTTTTTCAGCTTCAAGTGCTTCCTGTTCGTCAGACAAATCTTTCTTATCAGATAGGTTATCCCCTCCAGACTTGTCCTCGTCTTTATCTTCTGGCTCTTTAGCGTCAGCGATTTGCTGCTTTACCACTTCCTCCTGATCTTCAGGAACTTCAACGTCTGCACCAGCGGCGACGGTTGCAGTCTTCTCCTCACCGTCTTCCTGCCACTTCACCTCGACGTCAAAATCACGGTCGTTAGTTACTTTTACCTTATTCATCCCATTCTCCTCTCTCTTGTTATTAGATGAATCACTAAGCACAATGGCTGCCTGCGACATGTCAGACAGCGCCGGCTCAAAGGCGTGCATACCTTTGAGGTACGGGTCGGTCACTAGCCCCACATGTTGGAGCACCGCACCCTTGAGTGAGCCATCTTTCTTGTCCTTGTATTGCAAATCCATACCCATTGATACATTTGGAATCAAGTTTTTGTCGATTTTATCGGCAACTGCATCGTCGCGAATTTCTATCAAACCGTACAAGCCGTCTTCTCGTGCCTCCAACTCCAGCAACTCGCCAGTATTGAGGCTTGCCAAGCTTGAGCTATCATACGGGTGTCCTAATGGCACCGGCACGTAGTCCAAAACCTTGTCATTGAAGTTTTTTACCAACTGGTCAACTAGATCCTTGTCAATAACCAACTTCGAATTATCCCAATCATTTGGGTCTATCCATTCTCCATACGGGCAAAGCTGTTTCCAATATCGCTTATATTCGCTCTTGCCCTCATCGCTCAGGTGGATGTTGTCTCTTGTCTTTGTCGAAACTGTAAACATATTATTTCTCCCGATACACTCCAAGAGAAATTTGCCCCAAAAGAAAATGCGACAAACTCGCTTGTCGCATATACTAGTCGTATTATATCATACTTGTGGTTAAAGCAAAACTATTTGTTTTTATGTTGCTTTTCCAGCTGTTCGTCTAGGTATTCAGAATCCATCTGCCAAATCTGGTGGAGACGGCGCGCGGTCGGACTCAACTCCTTGCCAGCTTCTCTGTCGGCTTTAGCTTTTGCGATGGCAGCGTCAAGCTTGGCAACCTCCTCTTCAGTGAAATCGTCCTCGTTATTATCGCTCAGATATTTCGTATCGTCTGTCATAACCATTTTTACTATACTAATTCCATTATCTCTTTTTTTGATACTTTTTACAACAAACTTTTTGCCTCTCGACAATAGATATTCGCCCTCATTCAACATTGAGGTAACGCCATTATCTGCCAGCACCTTCTCCACATCCAAATACGGCATATCTTTCGGAGCGGTAAACTCTAAGATGTATTTGTAATTATCTGAGTGCTCGGCAAAATCGGCTGAAACGCTGGCACTGAACGTCGTGGATGCGTAATTAGGGTGATCAAGAATATCGTTCACTTTCAGTTCGTTTTTTAGTCCAATACCACGATACAGTACCACATCTTTCTCCAGCTTAGTCTTCCTAATCGCCTTATCCAACTGCTTAATGTCAGCCTCAGCATACTCGTTCATCGGCTGGCGACCCAATAGCGCCTGATTGATATTTATAAACCCATTGCCCTTGTACGTTTCAACGCTCAACAGCTCCGCTTTGGTGTATTGTGCCATGTATGGGTTCTCTTCAATCAACTGCGGCTTCGGCGTCCTCTGAATCTTCTCAATGTTATGCATCTGCGTGTTGTTCGGCGGGTTTATCTCATCTTCTGGATTGTCGCTTAGTAGTCGCGTAAAGGTTGATCGGCAATTAAAATGCCGCGGTGGAATATACTCAGGGTATGTCTGCCACTCCTTCCACGTCATCACCTTGCCATCCAGCGCGCTACAACCAGGCGACGTTCGTGCATCCAGAATTGCCGAAAACTCCAACACATCGTCATCGTCCCATACTGAATTACGCCCAGAATTGACCGCTTGTGCGATTGCATACGACGCCGTATCTAGCAGCTTTGTTACAAACCACGCCAGAATCAGTTTCAAAATCTCGGCACTGTAGTCGGTCTGCTCATCATCCAGCACCACTCTATCCATCACCAGGCTTTTAGCGTAATTAGTCAGGTCATCCTGCTGCTTCTCGATAATCCAGTTTATGTATTCAACAGCTGCCTTGGTTAAATCATTGCCGTTCTTCGCAGCCGGCTTACCCATTTCATCGCTAGCACTGATTTTTCCAACCTGATACCCCTGCTTAAAGAATGATACCAACGTTCGGCGGTACTCCACTGGAAACACCACTGCGTCAATATCACTCACCAGCTTTGATTTTGCGATCTCCTGGCTGACCTCCTCCGCCACAGTCTCATAAACTGGGCGGATTTGGTCTAAAAAACGTTTTTCTAGCTCCTGCCATCTGGCATCAAGCTTCTTCAGACTCTCGCTCGGTTCATGATTGTGATCATCGCTCATCGTTCGTTGACCAGTCGGCGTGCCGCCAGCCTCTTTCTCCTTGCCGGCATTGCTTTCAGTATTTTCAGCCTGCTCAGTACGCCGCTGCTTAATCTTCTCCACGTCAAAGCCTAGCCGCGTCGCTGTTGCGTCCTCAATCTCGCTCGCCATTGCATCAGACATGCGGTCTTTCTGAATCATCGTCGTAAAGGCGTTAAATATCGCGCCAACCACTTCATTGTCCAGCTTCTCGAATGCGAAAACCGGATAGCGTGGTTCGCTAAAGTTAATATCAATCAAATCAGCGATGATGTATTGGTTAATGTGAGCCGCCAGCTTATTCATGACGGATTCTAGGCTCATACGGAACATCTTTGCTTGCGTATCGCTCAACGCAAAGCTACCAGTCGAGCTCGTCCCCTGCGAGCCCAGCAGCATAAAGTTAGCCAGGAACACTCTTGCCATCTCAGAGTTCTGCCGCTCAATCGATTGGTGCGGATCGCGTCCCTCAGAGTTCAGTACCTCAAGTTCGTAATTTGGCGGCAAAGTCGCCGTTGAATTGACCTTGCCTAAACGACTTAATACATTCAATACTTTCGACATTACTTTGTCATCAGCTTTTGCAAGCGTGTCGCCAGTATTTTTCAATACCTTTGGCTTAATAGCGTCATTTTGCAAAGCAATGCTATCCAGGTATTCCAACTTCCATTTCTTGTCGTAGTTTCGCCAAAGTGCCGTAAATATTGAACGTCCGTAATACTGATCGTATCGTTTGCCTGGTGTGAATAGGAACGTTTTGTAAGCTGGAATATCCACCGTCGAACCGTCTTCTTGCGTTTGCTTAATCCCTTGATAGCCTTCCTTCAAATCGCTCTGAATCTCTACACTCCTCGAATCGCGTAGCGCCAGCTTCTTCAGCTCGTAGCGGTTATTGTTTAGTCGATACACTTTCTCCCACACCTGAAAGCCGTCAACTAGCGCCATCATTGATTGGTCGAGAAACAAATCAAACGGTGTTTCAATACCGCCTTTATAGCTCTCGCTCAGTAAGTTGTTTCGCACGAACTCTGCTTGTATTCTCGCCTCAGTACTCTCGTCGGCAGGCTTAATGTCGTACTCGCTTGCTAAAATCGGCATAGTCAGGATATTGAATAGCGCCTCGACAGTGCCATCGCGCAGCATATCGCGGTAATCGGTGATTTTCCTCGGGCGGTTTAGCTTTATTCTCTCAGCTTCATAGTCTGTAAATACACCAGTACCAGCGCTACCAATCTCGCGTAGTCGGCTGCCTGTATTTTTATCGTTATTCTTACCGCTCAAATTTACCAGCTTCATAATTTCTCCATATAAAATACGACGCCTTTCGCGCGTCGTATATACTTACCCTGATTATATCATACTTATACTTAATCCGACCATTCATCGTCATCTGGCTCGTCGTAATAATCACCAGCGGTCTGAAAGTCTTTACTTGATACCTGATTCACTCCCTCCACCAACAACAGCCGCACCGCATAAACCACCATGTCCACCATATCATCATGAGTGCCCTTCGGAAATTCAATCAGCTGCTCGCGTAACGCCTGTCCATTCTGAA